GGTGTCCGACGCGTCAGCGCCTTCAACGCGCGCATTGCTGCCATCCGGCGAAGCGAGCGTGTCGGTCTGCCCAAACTGTTACTTTCGGCCCACGCTGTGGCCTACTGACCGCTTCACAGCGGCGGGAACCTACTTCACTTCGGTTCCTCTGCATGTTTCCATGCAGGTCAGGCTCTATCTTCACCGCACTGTGCGGTGTCTGGCATATTAGTCGTTGAGGATAGCCTACGGGGGTGCAGAGCGCGATGCTCATATGCCCCTGCTGAATGCCATTCATCTACGCGCTGCTGTTTACGAGCGATATTGAACCGAGCGCCGCTGTCCACCCAAGATTGCATCTTAATGGTGAACCTCGTCGGCGTTTTGTATCCCGGCTTGCGAGGCTCTTCCTGAGAGACCTTGCCGACCTTGATACCGACGCTTTCCAGGATTTTTACAAACTCTGGAACCCAGACGTCACAGGATTTGAAACCCATGTAGAAACGTCTGTTTGTCGAATTGCGGTTCGCAGCGACAAAACCTTCGCTATCCATCAGACCGGCAATAAACCAGAGTTTATCCTGCCGGCTCCAGCTGCTGGCGACATCCGGGATTTTTTGCTTCCCGTCAGTCACCTCAACCAGGTGCTTGGCAATTTCATGATCGCCGCATCTGAGTGAATAGTTTGGCTTGCTGCTTTTGCTTACAGCGCATTTATGAATTGAAATTGGACGGTCGGTAAATTCCGAGAGCGCCAATTTCGTAGCTTCAGCAAAATCTTCATCAATCGTGTTTAGGCGGAAAACCGGGTAGGATTTTTCGCTTGGGCCAGAGTTAGTGCTTCGCTGCTGCGTCACACACCCATCGCCCAAAAAAACACCGAGAAGATATGCGTAACTCTTTCCTGCTGATTGTCCAATCTTCATGACTTTTCCTCTGCGGGGCATGAAGCTCTAAGGAGTTTCCAGCATATAGCCAGATTTTACATGAGCAAGCAGTTATTTACTCATGGTACGTCTGATCCGCCGTGGTGCGGCCGATGTTCGACATAAACGGAGTGCGAGTGGGGGAGATGTTGTAGATGATGTCCTCAAGATCCTCGCGGATGCTCTTGGAGTTGCCGTAGGTAGTAACAACAGTCATGTTCAGTTCCTTTATAGAAGCGAGCGAATTGCGGCTGCGGCGTCTTCCACCTTGCCGCTCTCTGCGAGACGCTTCCGTAAGACCTGAGCCTCTTTTGCCCGGCGAGGGGCTGGTGAGTTCACCGGCGGAACTGGACGCAGCGCTTTTTCGAGCGGGGCATCTGGACGCGGTTTCCGAGACATCAGCTGGCGATATTTCATCGCGTCACGGGCCAGAACAACCATGCGGTAATCAGACGCCTGGTTGATCTCCTCATCCGTGTAGCCAAAATCATTCAGAAAGCGCCGCATCTGTGTGCGATCGCGCTCGTAAGCGGATTTGTCTTTCCACTCCGGTACAGCTTCCAGCATCTTCTGGTAGCCAGTCATCACAGCCGCATTGAACTGTTTGAGCTGTTCTTCCTGCTGGAGCTGCTGCAGTCGCTGATTTTCAGAATAAGCGGCCTGCAGTCGACCGACCTTCTCCTCATACTCGTCTTTGGCGAGCATGTATCCGACAGGGTCGGCCTCACGCATTTTAGGGTCAGGCGCCGCCGGCAATGAGCTTTGCCATTGCTGAGACAGCGCTGACAGCAGCTGAGCGTATTGCGCCCGCTCCTGCTGAACCTGGGCGACCTCGCTCTGGAACGATCGACGTTCGTGAGCTAGGGCTTCAGTCTTTCGGGTGTAATCGGCATGCCGAGAATAGCCGGCCTTCAACTCGCTTTCGGGAACCTGGAGTTCTTTGCCGTCAACTTTGACGGTGAAAACCCGTTCGCCTTGCTCGTCGTCGTCAGCTTCATCCTGGGCTGTGTCGTCGGAGGTCTCGGCCTCTTCCGCTTCAGGTTCAGAACCCTCTGCGGCCGTCTCTTGGGCCTCGTCTCCGGCGGCTGCTTCCTGGGCCTCTTCAGCCTCGTTTGCAGCCGACTGCGCTTCAACATTGACCGGGCGTTTTTGCTTCTCGGGTTCCCCCGACAAAAGACGCTCAATCGCCGCTGCGGCGCCTGCGACAGTGTCGGCCCCATCACCTGGGGTTGTCGACGCCGTCGTAATCGAATTTTCCATGCGGAATTTCCCATAAAAAAAGCCGCCCGGAGGCGGCTTCATCGCGTTGGCTTAATTCACGGCTGCTATTCGTCAGCAGATCCCGCGATCGAGCGGAGCTTCACGCGTCTCTCCGCTTGAGCCTTGGAGAGCTTCATGCTCTCGATTAGGGAGTTCAGTCGTTCCTTGAACATGCGGGCGCCGCGAACGCGGTTGTATGCGTCCTCGCGCTCCTCGGCGGTCTTAAAGAGACCAGCCGCCCACATCTCCACGATGCCCTCGTCCAGCTCCGTCATAGCCTTTCGGAAGGCCTCAGATGACAGGATGTATTCGGCCTCGTTGCCAAGCCTAGAGATGTCGTCAGCCATCAAGCGTTACCCATCGGCTGCTGCATGCCCTGCGGCGCCTGCGGCTGCTGCGGAGTGGAGCCGCCCTGCATCGCCTGGCTCGCCTGGATGCCGATCTGCGCCAGGATCTGCGCCGACGCCTGCTTCTCATTGGCGATCAAGACATCAGCCAGCTGCTGGATGTCTTGGCGCGGACGCTGCGTCATGGCGATGATCTGCTGCCAGTCGACCTGAATGCCGTATTTGCCGGCCATGTCGGCGGCTTTCAGGAGGATGTCGGCCTCCATCTGGTCGCGCTTATAATCTTCTTCCAGTTGCAGCTTGGCGCGATCGATCGCTTGCGCCTCCAGCTTGGCGAAGGTGTCAGCCTGGGCCTTCGCCAATTCAACCTTGGCGAGAAGGACGTTCGGGTCGACCTGGCTCTGTTGCTGTTGCTGCTCCATCTGGGCAAGCATTGCGTCTGTATTCGCATCCAGAGGCGTGAAGAAGGCCTCCGGGTTCTTGAAGCCCATCTTGCGAACCATCTGCGCGTAAGTGTGCGCAAGCTGAGACGGTTTTACCAGAGGATTGCCGGCGCCCAAAGCCTGAAGCATCTGCTCCTGCTTTTGAGCAATCTGAGCCAAGAAAGCCATCTGCTGCGCGTCGTCGCCCCGGCCCAACGCCACAGCGACCGTGCAGTCCATGTTCTCATCCCAGATCGTCGGGTCGACCGGCTGCCACTCGCCGCGCAGGCGGATGAGGAGCGGCTTGTCCTGATGCCGACAGATGAGCTTGAGAAGGCCAGAGAACAGCTGTTTCATGCCCGTCTCAGCAAAGGTGCGGGCGATGATTTCAATGCGCTCCTGGGCCGCGCTGATCTGCGCGGTGACCGCTGCGCGGGTTGTCGACTGCAGGAGATCCGCGTCAAGACCCTGGCTCGCCGGCGTGACGCCCGTGCGCTGAGCTTTAATCTCGTCGAGATATTCAAGGATGGGCATCGCCGACTGCCCGACGAACGGGGTCGACAGATCCTGCACCATGCCGGGGGCGCGCATGCGGACGATGGCGCCGACCTCTTTGTTGAGGACGTCGTCGAGATTGCATTGGCCCTCGACAACCGCCGTGCGCGGGAAGATCGACTGAGCCAGGCTGTCAAGGGTCGCGCGCAGGACGTGCGACTTGATGCGCTGGAGATCCGCCGTCACGTCGGCGATCGAATGTCCAAACACCGCATGGGGCTCGGGATCGGGGCAGAACAGCGCAAACGGCGCGTGGTCGACGACCTCGTCCTTGAGGATGTAGCAGCCCGTGCCGATCGCGTGGATGCAGCGCAGCTCCGCGACGCCGTCTCCGTCCTTATCGACCCGCATGTAGATCTTCATATACTTGACGCGAAGCATAGAAGGATCCGGCGGATACTCAGGCCAGGCGAAGCCGGGATTGCGCTCGACCTCCTCATAATTCCAATACCAGGTCTGATCCTGGCCGGGGGCGCCATGCTCGCGGATCTCGTCCTCGTCAAATCCCATCTGGATCAGCTCGGAGACTGTCAGCATGTCGCGATAGGCGATCAAATCGTAGAACTTGTCGGTGTCTCGCGCGCGGCGATCGATGACGAAGCTCTCCGGCGGCAGAGCGCGGACGCGATACTTGCGCTGCCGATCGACCGTGCGAACCTGGCAGCGATAGGTCTGCGGGTTTCCAGGGATAGCCTGTTCAGGCTCTACAGCAAGGAACTCAGCATCCGGGTGCTGCTGCTGGAACATCAGTATTTCCTGCTCCAACAGGCCTGAGAATTTTTTCTCAATCACCCGATCATCAGCTTCAGCCCACCAGGTGATGACGCCGAGCTTCTTCAGCAGCGCGTCCTTAAAGGCGGACATGATGACTTGGTAGCCAGGGTTCATGTCCTGGAAGATAAAATTCACCGCATCCGAGGCTTGCTCGGCGAGAGGGATGTCCTCTCCTGTGCGGGGCATATACTCCACCAGGCGCTCGCCAGAGGTGAAAATGCGCATCAGGCTCGGCAGGATGCTCTGGATCGTGTCGCGAACCTCGGAGAGGACGATCTGAGATCTGCCCTCCTCCTCGTCGCCAAACGGCGCGGCGCGATAATACTCAGCCGCCTTAATCCGCTCCGGCGAGATCACCGTGTCGACATAGGTTTCCGCCTGCTCATACGCCTTGAAGACGCGAGACTGGAACTCAACCTCGTCGAGAGGCTTGAACTCTGTGCGGGTCGGCGTCGGAGCCGAAATATCCGAAAAGCCCGGCTCGTCGCTGGTGTAGCCATAGGAGGTGTTCTCACCCTCCTCGCTCTCGCCCTGCATCGTATTACGGACGCCGTCGACATACCTCTGGCGCGACTTGCCAATCTCACCGTCAGCGTCATCCAGAGCGCGGTTTGACCCAGCAGTCATGGAGCGTGAGGTGTTCGTTGGCGCGTCGATCGGCGCCTTGTTTCGTCTACGACGAGCCATTCAGATTATTTCCAGCGACCGTGGCCGTTAGGGACATGACCGCCGCAGCCGCGCGACATCGCCGTGTCTTTGCCCTCACGGGCGCCATCGTTGCCGCGCTCTTTGTTCTGCGGGCCGCGATCGTAGTCCAACCCCTTCGCGCGCGTTCCCTGGTCTACAGGATCGCCTGACTTGTTGGTCTGCGCGGAGCCAGTTTTGATGCCGTCGTCGTCTCTAGCCATTATCCACCTCAACATACTGAGACCCGGCGAAGCAGAGGCTTGCCAGGTAGCCATTTCATTGCACGACCGCCAACCATCGCGCCCTGCCCTGCAAAGGTCAGACACAGACTGTCAGCCAAATCGGGAGAGCGCATGCCGCGCTTCTTCAAATCAGATTTCGCCTCGACCTTGATGCGGCCATTGCTCGCGAACGAGTAGGTCGGCGCAATCAATTCCGCGCGAAGATCATCATCCTTCGGCAGTCGAACGGCGCGGCTTTCCAGCCAATCTTTCGCGGCGAGCCAAAGCTCGTCTCTCAGTTTGAACGCCTGCTGATTGAGCGCATTGCTCTCGGAGACGTTGACATCGCGCACGTTAAAACCAAGTTCGCGAAGACGATCGGCGACGCCACCGCCAAGGCCAATGCTGTCCACGCAAATCTCAGCGGGTTTGTCCATATTCGCTTCATGGACGATACGACCCACCGTTCCCATCAGGTCTTCACCAGACCAATGGCGCATCTCGATGACGACGTTGCCGCGACGTTTGCAAATTACCGATCTGTCCGACCCGTAACGCGCGATGTCGCAGCCAAAGATGAGATCCGCATTCGGATCAAGCGCAACGTCTCGCGACATAGCGCTGTCCACAAGATCAGCTGCAATGAGGCTATCATCGTCGCGTAGAGCAAATTCGCCGAGAACGCGAACACGAAACGCATTGCTGCCCTCGCCATACGTTTCTTTGATCTGATTGACGAAGTCGTTCGACACAAGAGGGTTGTCGAGACAGCTGACGTGCAGCGTCTTCCAATCACCCTTTAGTTGATGATGCGTTCGAAAGAACAGGCCAGTATTACGCGTTGGGTTTCCGATAAGGATTGTGGTCGCTGCGTGTCCCGACATGGAGCCAGCAGCACTCTCGAAAACGCCTTCAGGTATCGCCGACGCCTCGTCAGCGATAAGCAAAACGTGCTCCGAGTGAATGCCTGCAAGCGCCTCAGGACGTTCTGCAGAACTCGTGCGCGCAGAGATAAAGCTGCTCTCGGGCGCGCCTTTCTGAACGATACGGTCAGAAAATATCTCAATGTTGTCTCGCAGCGACGACGGGAGCTTGTTCGCCCAGTGTTTCAATTCCGAGAACAGCGCATCAAACAGCTGACCAGCTGTCGGCGCCGTAACGACCGCCTTTTGCGGCATCCTCGTGCATAAATGCCAAAGCAAAATCCACGAACAGCACGTCGACTTTCCGACACCGTGTCCTGCGCGCACCGAAATGCGCCGAGTTCCCTTCGCCACCGCGTCCATCAGCTCGCACTGCCAGGGCAGCGGGTCCGCCTCAAGCACGACTTTCACGAATGCGACCGGGTTGTCCCGATATGTCTCAATAAAGGCCGCATAGGCCGCGGCGATGTCAGCTGTCATGCGTAGAGGCTTGCTTCCAAGATTGGCTGAGCGGCAGAAATCGTGCTATTCTCGCTGTCAGGAGACCGCAAATGCTTACATCTGCGCTTGATTTCATCATCTTCTTCGCCAGCAACGCCCTATTTTTTGGCCTTATTTTCTGGCTTTCCCCCAACCTTCGGCCAGAGAATTGGCTTTATCGCCCGACCAGCGCCAAAGGTGAGGGCGAGACCGAGTAAATCGGAAAGCGCGCCTTTGTAGTCGCCATTATAAAGCTCTTGAGCAACGCCAGGCTCGGCGCCGCCCTTAAAATCCGGCAGCGCACCAAAAACCTTTGCCGTCGATGAGCCAGGCGCATGCTGGACTAGAAACTTATACGCATCCATCTCAGCCGTGACGTCACGCTGCGGAAGCTGCGGCTCCCCGCTATTCAGCTGGCCCTGCACAAAGGCGTGTGCATCATCGCCAGGCTGGCCGGGGGCCGACACCTCAATATCCGGCAATGCCTGCGGAGATGAGCCAAGCAGCCCAGCAAATACGCCAGATGCAACCGGGGCCGGCTGCGGATCCTCATCCACATCGCCCAATAAACCAAAAGGGCGACGCGCCTGCATCATTAGCCCTTCTTCGCAGGCTTGGCGGGAGCTTCCGCAGGCTCGGCAACCTTCGCAGCAGCCTTCGGGCTCATCGAAGCCACAAGCGCCTCCAGAGCAACCAAACGGTCATGCAGCTTAAGCAGCTGGTCATGCGTATGCACAGCGCTAACGTAATCGCGTTCCATGTGTAGCCCTTTGATATAAGTCATCCGGCTTTAGACACAGAAAGGCCTAATTGCAGGAAAAATGTATGCCCAGCCACGGAGGGGGCATCCATGAGACAGTTTATCGCCATCGGCGTCGCCGCCCTGGCCCTGCAAGCCTGCGCCAGCAAACAAGCCACAAACGACATCATCGCCGCCTGCGCAGATCAGTCAGGCAAAATCACCGCTGACTGCGCCAAACGCCACCCAAGCTTCTCAAAGCTGTCTCAAGCCGATCAGCGCTCAGTCGCATACAAAAGCATGCTCGACGAGCAACTCAGAGCCGGCAAAATCACCCAGGCGCAAGCCGACTTCATGTTCGTCGAATACTCAACCAAAGCAAAGAACGAACAAACCGCCGCTCATATCGCTAGAGCGAGAGCTATGGACGATGGGCTCGGCGACGCAGGAACCGCCCTGCTGATCGCAGGAGCCGCTCAGAGCGCCAGGCCACAGCCTACAAACACCAGCTGCAACGCTTTTATGAATACGATCAACTGCACGAGCTACTAGCCCGACAATCTAACGGAGCCGTTACGCTGCGAGTACGATTACAAGTTTCTTGGATAAAACACCGGGGAAACGGGTATTTTCGTCCAAATTTTTTGTAATTTTTGTTGGTGGATTTTTCTGGAGAGCAATAGGGAGGGTGCTGTAGCAGCCGCCCCT